TCAAGTTCTCCAATATTGGGGACTAATAGTGCCATTTAAAACAACTCCCTTCTTGGCTACATTTGAAATAACTATTGTTATTTATAAATTTAATTTCAAAGAGATTAGAAATCTTCTAATGTTAGTGACCGAAATCACCTCAAATTGGAGAATGTCTCCAGATGTGATAGTTTTATCCCAACTATTTAGGTTATCATCTCTTATAAGTTGGGAATTAGTGAGACTTACATATCCGCCATCAGTTATGGTGGCAAAGTTTGGGTAAGTCGCATAATTTGATTTTTTAATCTCTACGGAAACACTACCTAATTGATCCGCAGTGATTTGTGCATGTTCAATTGTTCCTGTAACATCTACAGCAACAGAACCTTTGATACCAGTAGTCATATCTGCAGAACCTGCATCAACTATAAAATTGACAGTTCTAGTTAAATCTGCTACATACTGAAGTCCAACAATAAAAACATCGTCACTACTTGTAGGCGCAACTGTAAATTGAATATTACTGTCAGAAATATTGTAATCTTCAACAGGTTCTAGAACAAGTCCATTTTTGACCACAAGAATTTGTTGATCATTAATGGGAACGTATGGATTGCTTTGATACGTTAGATTAAATACCGTTTCAGTACCATTAAATTGCGAATTGAGTGCGTCAAGAACTACATTCGCATTTTGAATAGATTTAGTTGGTATTTCATAATTTACACCAACATCATATTCTGAACTTTGTACGTTAACTAAGTAGTTTGACATTAGACAACACCTGGAGTTACTAGAACATTACCTTGAACTGCTCTTGTTCTAAGGGAATTTGGAGAAATTAATACCAAATCATAAACATATCTACCACCTTCTATTAAAGAAGTTGCAGAATAACCCATAGAAACCTGAACCTTACCCCTCAATCTATCTGTAAATTTTACAGTTAGTGGGTAAGCTGTTGAAGAATCTGGGTGTTTTCTTATTGAAGAAATACCTGCATAACCAACTAAGTTCAAAGGGGTATTATTATATACATTATTAATACTGAAAGTGGCTTGAAAGTCAACACCCTGTTCAAGAACCAGATTTACGTTTCTCGCCGCCATTAGTAATACTTACAGTTTTAGTTATTTATCCAATTTGTGTAGGATGAGTTTCATCATATCTTTTAATTCATCCACATCCGACTTCAATTGTTGAACTTCATTTCTATCATTTTCCCTCTCATTGAGTTCTTTCATTTTTTGTTTTTTGGCATCCATATAGTTTCTATACTCAACATCGGAGCAATTTAGAATTGCTCCGCTTTGAGAATCACGAAATAATCCAGGAACGTCTTTTACTGGTTGTTTTTCCATATTATGCAGTTGCGATAACTCTTAAATCTCTAATCAGTGGTACTTTAGCAACATTGGTTCCCGCCATAATGATCTTGACTTGGAATCCATTGAAGAGTGGTAGGTCTTTAGCAGTAAATTCATAACTTCTAAAGTCTTCATCAGTATTTGAGAAGTCTACGATTTTATCTGGAAGTCCGTCATTTGCAGAACGGTCCACAATGTTACCATTTGCATCTAAATTATTGTATCCAGGGAATAGTTCATATGCCTGGTTTGACTCATCACTATCGGATCTAAAGAGTCTATAAAGAACTCTGATATCATTACTGAAGTGTCTATAAGCATCGAAGAAAACCTTAAGATTATCGGATCCTCTTTCGAGTTTAATAATCTTGGTTACATACGAAGCTGCAGATGGATCTTCAGTAGGAGAGTTTACTCTACCATCAGTTGCATAGTTACTAACTTTAGAGTTAATTCTATTTGCAGTATAAATTGCATTAACTCTATCAAGGTCAATCATTGGAGAAACCTTGCTATCTGTTGTACTCAAGGATAATTCAATGGTGAATGATTTTCTTCCAGGGAAATCTTGTAAGAAAGCATCTTCATTAACCTTAGAACATACGATTCTGGGAGTCTCAAAGAAGTTTGTGCTTTCCAAACTAATATCTTCAAATCCCTGATCCTGGAAAGAAAGTTGTCCTAGATTTCCAGGAGATCCTCCAGAGAATGTTCTTACTTTAGCCCCAATAGTTGTTCCTTCTGGAATAGCTGTTTGAATATTCGGGGTCATTGCGCTGAATGGAATATTCTGTGTTGCTTTTGCAGTTCTAGTGGAGTTCTTGAGACTTAACTGATCATAAGATCCGCACTTTTTATCTTCATTAAAGTGAAGGACTGGGAAAGAATTTGCATTTCCAGTACTTCTGTCAGTTCCATTTTCAGTAGGATCCAACTTAATGTGATAACTATCAATATCAATAGGATATGTGGAATGATCTACTTCAGAGAAATCGTGAGTTTTGTTGATTCTTCTTAGAGAAACACCATTCATTTCATACTTAAATACAGGTTCATTGACCTTATGTAGTTCTGCTATTGTAGAATCCTGAGCTCTACTAATGCCTACAAGAGAAGTTGCAGAAGTATTAACTCCAGTATACTTAATAACTTCATCATCAATAATAATATATCCAGGGTTGACTGTAGAAACTGGAACGTTCTCAAAACTTGTGAAAATTCCAACAGAGGTGACCGCTAGGTCATCAGTATTAGTTGGACTATATTGAGAACTGATTTTCTCTGGTTTTTGATCTGGTTGAATTCCACTAATTTTTACAAAATTATTAATAGAATACATACCATGATTTTGATGACGTACTTTCAGATGTAGACCATCACTTAGAGTTTCTGCATATTTAACATTAGAAGCACCAGTAATATTGTTTGTTCCGCCAGCACCAACATAGAATAGAGTAGAAGATCCGTCTACAGAAATATCTCCCTGTACTCTGTCAATAATTAGTGAATTAAATGCAGAGATAATACCAACTTCATTTGTAATTGAAAGAATTAGATTCTTACCAAAGTTTCCAGTATCAGAATAATCAACTTCTAATGCATCACCAATTGCATATCCAGTTCCACCAACAGAAACTGTTGCTGCAACCGCTACACCACCATCAACAGTAACTGTTGCTTTTGCGCCACTGCCTTTACCAGTAAGTGAAATCAGATCCACATTTTGATAAGTAATCGAACTTGAAGTGAACGCAGTTCCTGCATTAGTAATTGTTAAGTCACTACCAATTCCGATAGCACCAACTAAACTTCTGAGATTACCACTAAATCCAAAGTTATTTTGTTGTAAGATTTTAACACCAGGAGTGAGAGCAGAAGCTTCTGAGGTAGTTAAACTCTTTGCGATACCAACTAAAATTGACTTTGAAGTGGTTTCAAGTGGGTTTGCTTCTAGACTTGCAATCTGATTATTACCAATGTCTAGATCTGGATTATAGAATCTAACAGTAGAAGTTCCTTCAAAGAAATCTGCTCTATATGCAGTCAACTTAAGGTCTTCATACTGTGCAGGATCCCATGTTGCGCCGTTTTGTGATTTGAAAAGAGATCCCAATAGCGGTTGTTGTGCAACGATGATTTGTTCGGATTCTGCCTTATCCAGAGTAGAAACGTCTCTTTCTCCCATACGAGAAATCCAGACATTATATTCATTAGATGCAGAAAGAAGAACGAAACAATACGCTTGGTTAGGTGCAAGATATACTGGTGATGGGAATTCAAATGTAGTTGGAACACTCGCATCATCAGAGATATTGATTTGATCTGGAGTTAAAACTATTTCTCCAAAAGGAACGATAGTTTGAGTTGGCAGACCAGTCTGCATTGTTCTAATCTGACAAGTAACAGGAAGACCTGTTGCATCAATAGTTCTAAAGAAGAAATCCACCTTAGAAATAAAGATTCCATTTTCATCTGGAACTTCAAAAGATTGTGCCAGTGGATCAACCCATCTTCTTTGAACAGTGGTTCTATTTCTAAAGACTTGTCTAGCACGAGTTCTTGTACGTCTTCTTCGTGTAGTTCTACTATCAGTGACAGTATTCCTCTCAACATCCGCATTTCTCATCCTAAGAGTCAGATTCTCTACATTTTGAAGAGTTCCACTAGCAGTGTAAGTTGTTTCTGCTTCACTATCCTTAGTACCTACAATAGTAGATTTAGTTTTACTAGAAGTCAGAGAGAATGTCTTAGTTCCAGTACTAAATGATGGTGTTGAACTTAAAGTCGGATCTGGAATAAACAGAGAACCAATAATAGTTCCAGAATTGTCTGCTTTTAGTCTAATTTGTTTTACTTCAGCAACAGCACCACTGGATTGACCAACTAATCGCATTCCCTTAACGATATATCCAAAATAACCAGCAGCTGATTGCAATTCTAGGTTTGCAGTATCGATGTTGAGGATTGTAGATGTTGTAGAATATGATTGTGGTAGAACTTCTTGACTGTTATATGGATTCTGTTTATATGTTTGGGTAGGAGCATTATATGGTCCATACTTATGGTCCGACTTAGCTACCCTTACTCTAATAGATGCAGAACCAGAGTTACCAATAACTGTTTCACCTACCTGGAAAGATCCAGCTGACATTTCAATTTCTATCAGTTTTGGAACAACATACTTCGACATATCTACATTATCGAAGAATGGATATACCCTACCATTGGGTTTCATTCTTCTAGCAATAAATTCAATATTTCTACTTCTCATTGTATGAACAACTTCAGTAGAAACTACTCTATCACCAAGATTTGTAGTATCAAATCTTTCTCTAACTCTAAATTGAGTTCCACTTCTCTGTTGTCTTCTGGTTGTTAACGTTGTTACGTTAGTAAACCTTGTAAATGTATCTCTGCGTGTTGTCGTAGTAGTTCTAAGTCTACCTCTTCTCCTTCTCCTACCAGTTCTTACTGTTCTTCCCGTAACTGTACTTCTAATTGCAGTTCTACCAGCATTTTGTCTTCTGGTAACTCTACTACCTCTCCAAGTTGTTTCCCATGCACCCCATTCTACAGAAGACAATCCAGTATTACTATCAGCACCAGTAATACCCATTGCTGCATTATAACTACCTTCAATGTCGGCAGTTCTACTGGTCTTTCTAGTTTCAATCCAGGTATCAGTACCAGGATTGAGTTCAATTGCTCCAATCCAGTTTACAACGTGGAATGGGTTTACATTTTCGGATCTAGTAGCAAATTTATTTTCAAAGTATACTACATCATCATAGTTCAGGCAGACTGCATCTCCTTTCTTAATCGTATTTGGAGTTCCAAGATCAGATACGAATCTGAGATCAGCAGCAGGATTTGCAACATTAGCTGCACCAATAACTGCTTCAGATCCCAAAAGCAAATCAACAGCAGTTGTATAGTGTTGTGGTCTTAAATGGCCATTATCAGCATCAATAGAACACTTATAGTCTTGTTGTCCAAGACCACCAGCAAAAACAGATGAGAAGTTATCAACAAAGAAACCAGACTTAAATCTATCAAGACCAGTCTGAGCATCTCGGATGGTTAAATTCTTCGTCTCTGTTTCGAGAAGAGAAAGAGAAGTATAGTTCTCAACAACTGCTAATCTATCATCAATGGAAGAAATATCAATCATTCGATATCTCTTATGTGGTGTAAGTTTCACAACAACTTGACTTACATCAAATGTATATGGTGGAATTTCTAAGGTTCCAATATCCAAGGATGTATCAATAACTTGAGGTTCTTTTGGAGTTTTGGAAGGAACTCCAGTTGCGAGGAAGAATTCTCCATCTTTGTTGACATAGATTCTATCAATTCTTCCGAGGTAGAAGTTATAATCTAAATTGATAGCCCTATCAGAAACAAAATTATGAGGAGATGAGTTAGTTGCTGATGCAAATGATCTCGCTTCCCATTCAAATGGAGATCTAGTGGCAGTTGCAGGATCAAAAGGAACAACTCTTGGTCTTACGTCAATAATATCACTGGAAGAGATTCCCTCAACCATGGGGATATTATCTTTATATCTTTGTTTTTCATAAGAGTCTACAGTAACGAAATCTCCAGGGTCATCACTATTAAGAACATAATGATTGAAAATTACTTTTAATTTTCTACTTGGAGCAACAGTATCCGAGGCTCTTTCTATGAAAGAATAATCAGAAAATTCTACTTTTTGATTTGGTTCTAAAGTAAAGTTGGATAGTATATCTCTATCACCTGTAGTTACTGCGAAAATATTTGCAGTAACTTGAGATTCTTCAAATACAACTTTTTCTTCTGTAGAAAAACTCTGTTCGTTTAAATATACAAATTCAACTTGGTTTGTTGAATTATTATCAACTAGAGTAGCAACAGCACCACTTGTCTGACCAATAATTTTTTCACCTTTTATAGTATTCAATACATTTGCATTGAAATTAGTTAATGTTAATTTTGGAAGTTCTGGATCATTTGCATCATTAGATTCAAAAATAGCAACTACGTCTTCAACGTCGGGTACGTTTAAACAAATTTGTTTATCTTGAACTCTAGTTCCGTAAATACTTCCAAATGTAAGTCCATCTTGAGCAGTAGTTGCACCAGCTCCAGAAGAAGATTTAGTGGAAAGATTTACGACTAATTGTGCATTTCTATTATAAACTTTACTCTTAGTAGTGAGATTTATTCTCTTGAATGTGACTGTCAATCTTGCATTTCCATTCTGAGTAATATCCTGCAATGTGATTGTTCTGCCACTAATCGTAAGTTTACGATTATCTAAAGACTCTACGTCTCCATTTCCAGTGAAAGATAGGTTATAATCCTCTTCATCGAATGGAACTAGAGTTAACGCATTATCTGTTTCAAGAGTAAGATTTAAACCACCATTTGCGATTGTAACTTCATATGATTTTCTAATAATTACAGAAGAACTTGTAATATTAGTATCTGATACATTTGCTTCCTCAAGTTCTGCAAACAGATATGCGTTGTTTAGATTAAACTCCTGTGGAGCAACCTTTAACGCATTAGTTACAGTAATATTACCACTTGGCAACGCTCCATTACAAACACCAGCAACAGTTGTAGTTGGAACAACTTCAAGACTCTTAGCCGTTGCATTTACTGCTGTTACTTTATTAAATGTGGGAACAGTGTCACCTTCTTGTGCATATGCAATAACATCACCAGTTTGAATACCCACTAAGAAGGTTTGATTTGGTGATTTTACTACACCTCCAGAAGTAATACTAAAGGTACTACCTTGTTCAGCAAGAGGAACTGCTCTGTTTAATTTGAGGTCTGCAGTAAATCCTGCGGAAGTTGACTGTAACTGTTTTACATCGGTGAGGTTATAGTCTCTTACATCTTCGATGGTTCTGGAGTCATCAACTCCATTAATCTTGATCTGCTCATTGGGAATAAAAGTTCCAGAGACTTGATATAGTTTAATTTGATTCGTATTAGTTGCATCAGCAACCAAATATCCATGAGCACTACTATTCTTACCCTCAATATAAGCAGGAACAGTAAGATTGATACTAGAATTTAAATTAATATAATTATATGTCTGTACGTCAAATAATGTAGCTACGTATGTTGTAGAATCATCTGTATATTCTGCATTCTTCAATTTTAGATCATACATTCTAGCAGATCCAATTTCGAGACCAGAAGCAGCACCTCCAGAGGCTGTTCTCTCTGAATATAGTTTTACTGTAGAAGTTGAAAATCCAACAGGAGTAGATCCGTGAACGTTATCAAGTTCTAGTTGTCTACCCAGAGTAAAAGGAATACTAGAGTTTTCTTTCTTTTCAGTTGTTCTTGCCTTATCTACATCTAATGAAGTAGTACTGATAGTCTGAACTTCATATCCTCTTACATATGCTTTTCCTGGAGAAATCTGTAAGGTTAGAATGTCATCAGAAGGAACTACACCAGACTGTGTTGTCTGAGTTGGTAGATATACTCCATCATTACCAACTTGATCATTTAGAGATTCTTTTACATCAATATTAAAAGGAGTTACATAATAATGACCAGATTCGTCATAAGTTCTCCTTGCAAGTTCATCATTAATGATGTTATAAGTAGAATCCTTGACAAACTTTTGAACAATTCCATTTTCAATCCTGAGAAGTTCAATAAAGTCTTCATCGTTAAGATCATCTAGACTCTTCTTAATAAGAGTCGCAGTTATTTTTAGTCTATCTGCACCTGGTGCTGCAAAGTTCGAGAATCCTCTAGCATTATCAAACAAATCAGAGTTTTCATTTGATGCGACAGAGATCTCTTCATTAATGAATAGACCAACTCTATACGAAGGTAGATTGTCATATTGATCCAGAATTACTTTCTGGTCACTAACATCTACAAAAAATCCTCTAATAAAATATACACCATTGGCAATTTTTGCAACAGATCCTTCACCAATGGAATCTGTGAGAAGAGTTGTAGCAAAAGTAGATTCTGCTCTAATTGTCGATAAAGAATATTTTACATCATTGACTACTACTAGATTTTCTCCAGTTTCAAATTGAATTGCCTGGTTTCCAATCTCACCCTCATCATTTTCACTACCGCTCTGGTACTTAACGTATAGAGTTGGATTTCCTCTTTCCGATTCAGTTGCAGTTATATAATCAACTACTTTTGCTCTAACACCACTAATTTCACCTCTGATCGTTTGTCCAATCAGAGCTTCCAAATAAATTTCTACTGGTACACCTAGATGACTTGAATCAATTTGTACATAAAAATAGTCGGGATCATATGCAATTTGTCCAGGAATTACAACAGAACCCTCTTTGAAGAAGTGTTTACCAAATTTTTCTACTTGGTTTTGGAGAATAGACTGTAGAGTAGTTAATTCTCTTGCCTGAATTGGAGTTCCTGGCTTAAATAAAACTCTCTGATAATTTTTTGACGGATCGAAATCGTCAAAATATGGAGAAGAATTTAAATTAATATTTTGTGCCATGTTGATTTAGAACTCCAGTACAACTTTGATATCTTCTTTTTGGCTGGCGGATCTCGGAATTGGCGCCCTGTTATCTATGTAGATAACTTCTCCAGACTTTCTATTGAATTCGGCAGAACCGATACCAGCCACAAAGTCCAGGCCTAACTGATATATCTTATTATTTATCGACGTAGTTACACCTGTAAATGCAGTGTCAATTTCTAACGCAGGTCCAACAATCGAAGAACACACAACAGTTACTCCATATCCAGCATCAGGTGTAGCAGTAAAGGGAATAATTCTAAATCCAGACTCACTAGATGCAAGTCCTGTTGGTTGATAATACTTAAGAACTCCAGTTGTTTTGTCCCAAGAAGCAACAAATCCAATAGCCGTAGATCCGACACCCACAGTTTGTTTGATTACAGAGTCAACTGCATATGTAGTTGCGGTTGTGACACCTGTTAATTTTAATGCTCCCAAACCACTAACCATGTTTTGGTTTAAAATTTCGGTCTGACTTCCTGGAATGGTAGGATTCTTCATTACACCTACTCTAGCAAAGTCATTACCTAAAATAATATCGGGATTTGTTTCAATAGTTTCAAATCTTGAAAATAGAAGAACTCTATATGCTCCAAGTTCTCTATAAACATCATATCCATGACCACCTTTTGGCGGAATAATAACTTTAAAGGATGCAAACCCAGTTTGACCGATTCCAGTATTTTCTAGATTAGCCAGAGGTTCTCCAGTGCCAGATTCAGGAGCACCTGGATAGAACTGAATGGTTCCATAAGTATAATTTTTTCCTCCATCAGTAACAAATACTTCAGACACCTTTCCGAAGGAATCGATAGTAATTGTCGCTTTTCCTCCAGTACCATCTCCTAAAATAGGTACGTTAGAGAAAGATGTAGAAATTGGTTGATAATTAGAACCTCTCGTATCAATAAGAATAGTCTCAATTTTTCCTTCAATAGCATTATTCTTTGTAGAAATACTTTCTCCAGAAGTACCCCAATTTTCAGGAACTGGGATATATTCAATTGAATCGAACTTTACAATTTCAGATGGTTTGATAGTATAAAGATATTTCCAAACATAACCATCACCAGAAGTACCAGCAGCTCTTGGTTCTAAGTCAATAAAATCGGGTTGGTCGTAAGATGGTTTGCCAGATGGATTCTCTGGATCAGTACCATTTTGTAAACAAATATAAACTCTCAGGTCATCATTGATAACATAATAGTTTGACTGATAGAGTGAAGTGGACTCGCTTACTGGAGTTCTATTATAGACATCGTAATCATGTCTATACATTTCATAGGTAGTACCAGAAGTCCACTCTACTTTTCTAACCAATCTCCTTACATCCTCAGATGTAATTTGTTTCATTGCAATAATAGAGTCTTTAATCTCAGACTCCTCTCTAAATCCGTCTAAAGGAGACGGAGTATTAGTTGTCCAATCAGTAGTTCCACCCGCCGTCGGTTCCAGCGCATTGGGCATACCAATGAACGTATAATACTTGTCAGTAGTATTTCCAGCGCCAGTGATATTCTTTACGAAATTCTCGGCGTTGAGAATCCTAAATTGATCCGATATAATTGCAGGCATTTTAGAACAAACTGGGTTTTATTTATTTATTGAATTAAACTGACCTAGTTCTGTAAATTGTAGGACCAGAATTAATTCCAATGAGGCCGTATTCACGATCTACCGTGAATTGTTTTGGATTTCCGAAAATTCTATTTCTGAAATCATAGATTTTACTCCATGAATATCTTCCATAGTATCCATTTGTGTTGATTCCAGTATCACTCTCACCTCTTCTGTAAACTTGGATATAAGGTCCAGAAACCTGATATCCTTGTTCTTGGAAGTGACATGTAACTGTGACAATTCCAGAATTAGCCGCGGTTACATGATCAACTCGATAAACTCCATCAATAAAGGATTTAGCTATACCCACAAGTGATTGCGGATAATTTGCCATTCCATTTAATCCATCTAAGGTAGTTATACCAACCAAATCCTGACCAGTCTCAACATTACTATCAGAGATAACGAAATAATCACCAGCAGAAAGTTGACTGTAAGTAACACCAAAAGTATTGAGAGAAGAATAACCCACACCTAAAGTGCTATTATTATATTGTTCAGATTCAAGAACAAATTTGATCATTGGAGAAGTTGTGCCGATTCCTGGTGTGCCAGCAACAAATGTTTGAATACCAATAATAACTCCAAAATCACCCTCTGCCTTAATAGAATCAATTTTTTCCTTCTTAATGATAGGAGACTCAATTAGAACTGAAGGTGGGTTATCTTGAGAATAACCAAATCCATCATTCACAACGGTAATAGAAGTAACAACTCCAGCTGTTACAGAAGACTGTGCAGTAGTTCTATTCAGTTCTTGATCCGCAAAGATGATTGTAGATCCAGCACCAACAGCAATGTATTTACCATTTGGTCTGTAATCTGGTACAAATACGAGAGAATTAATATCATTACCATTAGCTTCGGAAACATTTCTTTGAATCCAAGACTCTAGATCGAATGAATACCAAACGTTTCCATTTTCCTCAAGAGCAACATAGAATCCTTGGAAATCGATACTTACAAAATCAGTACTAACATTTGTAGTCACTGGGATAATATTAGCAAAGTTCGTTCCTTTGAGAATAGTTCCTTGAGTTCCAGCAGCAACGTAAATTCCATCATGATATACAATCGCATTTAGGTTTTGATTAGTTACTCTTGGAGATGATGTCCAAACAACATTATCAGTACTAGAAACAATTGTTCCATTATTACCTACTGCGATCATTCCAGCAGGAGTTGCAATCACATCATTCAGTTCTTGAATTGTTCCAGAGAATCTACTTCTGAATGAGGTGGAATTAATTCCAGCAGCACCAAAAACAGATCCTGCAGTACCGACTGCGGCCCAATTATCAAGATATGGGGAATAGACAATACTATTAAATGTATTACCTTTTTCGCCATATGAACTAGATTCTAAAGTAAATTCTCTGGTTACTGGTTCAAATCTTTCCTCAATCAAGTCTATTGCAGTCCAATTTGTATCAATAGTTTGACCATAACCAGTAGTCTTTGAAACAATTCCATATTCACCGACAGCAATATAAACGTTTGTTCCACCAGCTCCAACTCCATTGAATACAATGGTTCCACCATATCCAATAGAACCATCAAACCAATAATCTGGATTGGTTGTAAAGGCATATCTAGAACTATCGCCAACAGCAATTGTTACTCCACCGTCATTTATAGAACTAGAGTCAACAGACTTCCATGTTGTTTGAGTTGTACCTACACCAGCAGTGCTGGACCAATCATTAATTAAATCTTGTTTAACAATAGCAGACCTAGAGATTGTGACAACTGGATTATCTGTATATGCATAACCAACACCACCGTCTGTAATTACAATTTCAGAAATGGTAGACGCACTAGAAACAATAGCAGTAGCAATTGCTGGTCTAGTTTCTTTTTCCTCGACGATCATGATGTTTCTATCATCTTCAGTAATCAAATCAATCTCACTAAAGATTGGGAAAGCATTATCTACGTAGATTACAGTATCTGTTGGTCCAACATTATTAATTACCTTGGCTGTAGGTAAGATCTTGCCAGAAAGTCCAGGTCTAGACTTAGAAATAGGAGAACCATTAATAACTCTATCGTGTTCTTGTTTTTTCCAAGTTAATGGTCTTACGTTCGCTGGATTGGTATCAATACCAACACTTGCATAACTGAAGGTATCAAATTCATCAGAAGAATTAATCCTTTGAACAACTCTCTCAAATTGATCTCTATCGAGAGGATCTTCTCTATTTTCTTTGATAATTACACTATCACCTCTCTTAATAGTCTTAGGAGGAATAACCGTTACAACATCTAAGCTTGATCCTCTGAAGAACATCACGGTACACTTAGAATTTGGTTTTGGTGCCTCTGTAAAGATTACTCTCGATCCTCTGAAGGTGTAAGCCTTCTTGGGTTCTTGGAGAATATCATTGATGTAAATGAATAGATTATTTTCTACGTTCAAGTCAGAACCCTGTTCGGTTCTAAGACTAATAATATCAGATACACCATTTTCAGTTACAGTAAGAGTAAATTTCTTTCTAAATCCATTAAACTTACTAGAGAAATCATCGAAGAGAATGAATTGTCCAGGATAGAATCCGGCAAACTTATCAGTTTGGACTTCTTTGACTTCAATTTGGAATTCTTCAAAAGAACCAGAAAGAGATGGGTCTTGAATTAAATCTGGAGCTTTAAGAACATCACCAACTTTATAACCTCTACCATGATCATCAATATTAAAGTCGATAATACTGGAACCAGAACCAATTCTTACTTTTGCAGTAGCCTCAATACCAACTCCAGTACTTACACCCGTATAGTGAAGATCTAGATTAGAATATCCAGTTGGTTCAGTTACTAATAGTCTTGCAATTCCACCATTATAACCTTCACCAATAGTGTCTACATGGAATGAAGTTACTGTTCCACCAGCACCCAATACTGCTCTAATTGATGCAGCAGTACCAACAATAGAAGATGCCGCACTAACAAGTGGTGGGAACTGATATCCTTGACCAGCTCCAGTTTGAACAACGTCATAGATTGTCCCAGGAATGCCTGTATAATCAAATGCGTATAAGATATCCGTATCACTATCGGCTGTATAAATTCTATTCTTAATAAACACTACTTCTTGAATACCAGTTCCTGTAGAACTCTTGTATTGTTTTAGAGATGCAGTGGTAACATCTTCTGGAGTAGTTAATCCATATTCAAGAACAATATCTAAATCAGCATCGCAAAGGAACATAGTAGATCCACTATGTGCAAAACTGATTCCTCTTGGTGAATTTAGTGTAGGTCCACCAGCAAATCCAGAAACATTATCAACTTCAATAAACGTACTTAAACCAGCATTGGCACTGGAAACAACAAAAGGAGTATCAAGTTTGATCTGAAGAATTCCTTCTTCATCTAACGCATAGATGTAATTTCCTGTGGAGGAAATACCTAGACCTCTAGGTGTATAAGTTGATCCTTTTATAGTATTCAGGGTTGTTTGATCAATCGCATTGGTCGAAACGCCAACATTAGTCGTATAATCATATGGAGTAGATAATGTTACTTGTTTAATTGTATTACTGCTTCCACCTGTATAGAAAATATCAGTACCGTTAGGTCCATACACGACACCATGGATGTCTGTTTCTCCAAGAATAGTTGTTGAAGTAAATCCAGAAATAGTATCAATAGCAAATGCAGTTGTCATAGTTCCTTCAAAGAACTTCTCTGAAGAATTGTCACCAATAATTACTCTAGATCCATCTGGATTGAAAGCAAGACATGTCTTATTATCAATATTTGTACTAACAACAGTACTGATACCGCCCATTCCAGTTCCTACGCTTGCAATGCCTGCAGCAGCGATAGGTGACATGTATCCAAATCCAGTTGTAATTGCAACTTTAGAAATTCTACCTGCAGAAGGAGTTCCCGTTAAGAATCTAATAGTATTTGCAGATGAACCATCAATATCAAAATCTCTTCTTGGACGTTGGAAGACATTATTAATGAATACAAACGGATTATTGTTAATATCAGTAGATTTATTTACATTATTATAAACTGCTGTAGTAGTCGCATCATTTACCTTAAGAGTAAATTCGGTTGCAGCAATACCAGTAAATGCAAGAGAAATATCATCAAAAACAACATTTCTATCTTGAGGTAAATCAGAATTGATTTGTCTAGAGAAGAATCTACCATTGAAAGTAGACCCAGTTTCTAAACCAACTGGTCCAATCTTACCATATGGTGGTGTCGTGAAGAAAATAGTATCACCTACGATGTTATAGTCACCATTGACAATAGTTGCAGCAACTCCAACATCATGCGCTGCAGCAGTAGTACCTAGATATTCTCTTTCAACTTGAAGAAGATCGTCAGCAAGAACTCCTACCGTTTTAATTAGAATATATTCATTATTTGCATTAATAATATCACCAGCAACTACGGAGTTAATACCTGCTGCAACTTGAACAATATCTGTGTTAATTCCAATGGAAGAACCTAGAGTTATTTGAAGATTCTTTCTTCTTAATTGATTTTGTACGATACCATCAATCGCAATGCTGGTATTTGGATTTGGATCTTTGAGAGTAAACATTGCAGTTCCAATTCCACCACTGGTAATATCAAAGAATAGTGATGTTGTAAGTCCTGTTAGTTTGAACTGAGAGTCACTCTCTTTATAGACAAATACTTGATTTGGTAAAGTATTTCTACCTAGTTCAGTTGGACTTACAGTGATATCATCATCAGGAGAAACTCCACCAATAGCAGTTCCCGCGATTGAAATTATACTAGTTGAAGCATATCCAGATCCACCGAGAATGACATCAACATCAGTAATTACACCAGTATCATTTCTAGAAACTGAGAAAGTTGCATCTGTACCAACTCCAGAAGTATCTCCCAGTAAATTAGTATATGAATTATTTGCCTCTGTTTGAATAACTGTTGGTCCTAGTGCAGTTACAGTGAATGTAAAGTCATTCACACCATTTGTTCCTGCAAAATAAGTACCACCGATGGTAACAGTTTCACCAACACCAAAGTTTTCACCACCTCTAACTAGAGATGCAGTTGTAGAAATAGCAACACCATCTACAGAACTATGTACAACAATTACATCAACAATACAATTTGTTCCATTTGTATTACCAGTTCCAACAACATCATTATAGTATTTTGTCAGATTTACCGCTGGTGTGGGAACAACTACTGTAGATACACCTGTGATTGGATCAATTGGTTGACCAATTCCATTATTAAGTACAGAAGTTCCTCTTGCATTGCCAACATTCATTAAGATGTCTTTGTCTCCACTTACATAAGAAGTGGTGGCAATGCCAATTCTAGTTCCACCCATTGGGTCATAAATGAGTTCTTGACCTGTCTGGAAGTTATGATTTACCAAAGTGAATTGATCATCAACTAAACTTAATGTTGTTGCGTCACTAGGATCAAAAGTTCTTCTGAAAAGAGGAGTTCCTTTATTGGTTAATTTGAATGTAGAGAGTCCAACGATAATTCCACCCTTTTTAAGTGATGGTTCAGTAATTATAGATGGAGCTTGATCTGTACCAATTCCAATAATATTAGTTACAATTCCAACATAGTTTCGTAAAGAGAATCTAACGTCTGCACAATCACCAGTACCGAATCCAACTGTGGGAATAGAAGAAAGACTACTGTTTCCAATTGCGACCGTCAGAATACCGACGAGAGACTCAATGTCAGTTTGAATTTGTGCGGTGTATGTATTAGTATCAACTCCAATAGCACTAGCTGGAACAATAGTACGATCTTGAACACGTAACTCATTTCTAACCGCCTTCTTCATGTAATCCATTGCGGATCTGAAGATGTAGATAGACTCGGCTTCTTCATAGACAAGACCATCAGTCTTCTGATTGCCCTGTGCGTCAAAGTAGAACTTGGTGTTTCTTACAG